AAAACATTTATTGTTTTCTCCAACCCTCCCAAATCCCGTCCATGCTTTGAATCGTGTAATCATTACCTGCACTGAACAACTGTACATACGTTGTAGGTAAATCATCCATCTTTAGAACGTTCTTCAGTTTTGCTGAGATTGAATCGAAATATTCCTTTCCATCGCTACATTTTGATAGTAATGAAACGACTTTTGAAAAAACGCGCATACTTTCAGTCATCACTGTCTCCGGAATGAAGTTCTGGCTGATACAAAGTTGCTTGTTTAATCTATCTCTATTTAGAAGCCTTTCAGTGTCATTAAAATAATGACCAAGGAAGTAGATGTTTACTCCAGGAGAGTAAACTTCGCTCTTTTCCCCTGAGTCCAAAGTCATACCGAAAGTAGAGCTTATGAATTCACTAAACCGTGCTAGTTCTGAATCCTTAGATATTCCTAGCATATTATCATCTCCGTGGTAATGTTCGTGCTTCAATACTGCACCGTTGATGTTAATACTTGAGTCATTTAATACGAACATGTTGCAAAATGTTCCAAGCAGATTAGTTAATACACTACCACTAAGTAATCCTCGCTGCTTCCTGAAGAAGTGCGGTGTACCACGGATGGCCATGAAGATTAAAGCTGTCTTATGATAATGTAATATTTCGTAAAATAACTGATCCTCTTCTTTTGATAGTATTAAGTGCGATCGAATATAACGAAACTGTAAGTCCAGGAGACTGTTCGGAATACTTTGATCAAAGGCAGTAAAATCAGCGCATAAGATACGTTGTGCGTCCTGGAGACTAATCCATCGTTTTGCTAGGTCACCATGAGTGTTTGCGAAAACGTAAGGAGTATCTTTGCATAGATTAAAATGAGTAAAAAATTCGCCCATGAGGCGTAACTCTGCTGCTTGCACTAACTGGGGTACAGGGTAAAAGAGTCTAAACTTCAATTTACCCTTTCTGTTAATTTGTACCCTCCAAGAAACAGTTATGAATGAATTGTGAAAGTCGGAGTAGTCATTCTTAGACATCATAGTGTCTAATTTTTTCCAAGATTCACCGAAGTACGGGCCTTTAGGTGTTCTGTATCTAGGGAACGATGACGACGTATTCTTAGTAGACATGTTGAAAGCGTTAGAATACGTCATTGGTTTGAGCTTCCTTCTTGCCAGTCGTAACTTTCTATCCATGTGCTTAAATACCCATCCGATTTGGTTATCGTTCAACCGGATATTTTTAGCGTTGTTCAAGAATGCTGCAGAATCAGCTAAAGCCTTTGAGCACTCTTCTTCGATATTAATGCTTTCGGAAAAGGAATCGATTTCTATTTTACAGCCAAGAATGTCCACCAGGAGTGGTTCTGATCTGAATTGAGCTTTGCTTTTGGCTTGCATCCACATAATCTTAGCAGTTCGCTCGATATCTGGCGAGACGACACGTCCATTAAACCTACGAATTAACAAGTCCAGGAGACCTTGATAGGATGAAACTTTAACACTGCGTTGTTTAGACATACTTTGATTATTTTGTTATATTTTAGGACTGTTTTACAGTGTACTCCTCAGAACACCAAGAATTAAAGAAAGAAAAAGACTTATTATTTTAAATTTT